GTAAAGTTCAGCAGATGGTTATACCCGCGCTCAACTGAATCAACACGAATGCTCCACGCTTCGCCGTAAGCGGTGAACGTGACGATATCACCTTCTTGAATATACGAGTACGTGCCGGGCAACGAGAACCGAGCATCCACGGCCTCGACGTTCATGCTGTAAACCAATCGCCGTGCCAAGTCCCGGGCCTTGCGGGATTCCATCGTGATTGGAAGGCTCATGTTCTGAACCGTCAACGATTCAGAATTGATACGCCGCTCCGACTGTCCACCTTGTTGAAAGTTGTTTGCTGGGTCAAAGTGCTGCACCGTCACTTCGGATGGAACATCAAACGTGGGGACCTGCGTTAGCTCGAACAAACGCGGGGTGTCACCGCCACCGGAGCCATGCTCGAACGAAGCCAACTTGGCAGGGTCAATCGGCACCACGTGTTCACGCCCACGGCTGTAGAACACCAACACCCCGTTGTCTTCAACCACACCGACGTTGTACGCCAACATGATTGGTTCAAGTTGTGCCACAATGCTCGTGTTGTCATTCACCACAAACCCACGCAACGTTCCACGCACTTCGGACGTGTCATAAGGCACGGGCACGTTGGCACGCTGAATGATTCGGGCGATGGCTTGACCAACCGGAAGTTCCTCATCAGTCTCAATCAACGCGCTGAACGAAGGAAGCCGGTTGCCAAAGTCACGAAGCGCAAACTTCTCAAGCACGGTGTAACACGTGCCTTGGAACCCGGGACACGTGGACGAAGCGTATTCAGATTGAGCCACCGCCACAAGCAACGAGTTGGGGGCCTGAACATCACTACCAGAGTAATTCACAAGTGACGTGAAGCGCGTGTCAACAAACGCTTGCGTGGTGAATGATGCCGTGCTGCTCCACTCAATCCCTGCGTTGCTCGAGATCGCCGGGGTAGAGATCCGTTGACCAACAAACGTTGTTTGAGTCACCGTAATCAACTCAAACGTTCCATTGAGCGCCGCATCGGTGTACCCACTGACAACGATCTTCTTGCCCGGTTGAAGGAACGTACGAAAGTCGCCGGTGAACCCGCCGGATGCCTCAAACGTGCAACGTCGATTGCTGCCAACGTACGTGGCACCAATGCCGGACCCAACACCGGTGGGGCTGTTGCCAAACGCACCGGTGAACGGCAAGACGGAGTCGTCGTAAATGAGCTTGGTATCCGCCCAAATCTTGCGAACCCGATGGTTCGTGCTGCCTTCACACCAACCAATAGCAACGTGAACGTAGTACAGGTATTCAGTTGTAGTTTGAGAACCGCCACCACCGCCACCGCCACCGCCCTTGCCCGTTCGGGTGGTTGTTGATCGTGTCTCTTCGATCAGCTTTGAGAGCATGATGATTTGACCAGCGATCCGCGTCTCCGCACCTGCAACAAACTTGATTGGCGTTCCTTCAGACGCCGTTTGCAGCTGCATGTCATCCAACCGTGGACCAGTGTACGTTTGTCCGGGTTGCTTGAAGATAGCCGGATACAAGAATTTGTTGTCAATGAACGAACCGACACCGGCACCAACTGCACCACCGATAGCGGAGCCAATTGCCATGCCTCCGATGGTGCCCAGTCCGGGCAGCAACACGGAGCCTACCGCAGCGCCAGCAATTCCAAGGGCCACCGTTGCCATTAGTCAACAACTCCCGGGAATCGGAACGCACACGCCACACGCTTACGCCACGCATCATCGTACGGGTGCTCAACCACTTGACCAATGGTAGACCACGTGTGAATCACGTGGTCTGCATATGTCAAGATTCCGGCATGGCACGGAAGTGTTGGTCGGGTGATCCAGAACACAATCACGTCACCGGGCCGGGCCTCATCTACCGTAATCGGAATGAGACCGGCCTTAGTCAATTCCCGCGTCAACGTCACGCCGTCCGGGTGCCTGGAATATCCCTGGAAGTCGTGGTGGGTGATGCCCAATTCTTGTGCAACCCCAGTCAACAACCCAATGCAATCAATGCCCACACCCTTGAGGCGACCTTGGTGATGGAATGGAGTCCCAAGGTAATCGCGTGCCGCCGTGATGATTTGATCTCGTGTTGGCATTACTTACGATCCGGCGTGGTGTACGCTTTATCTGATCCCGGGATGAACGGGAACCCGCCAAAGCGCGTTGTGTTTGAGAATTTGGTGCCGCACGTGGAGTACGTCTTGTCACAACCTTGAGTCAAACTAAACGTGTCCCCCGCAGCGATATCAAACGGGGTACGCAACTGCAACACAATCCGCCCATCGGTTGAGTAGAACTCACGCACCTCCACCTTCAAGCCGGCGTTGGCACCCGTCAACCACGTGAGGTTGCCAAAGTCGTACAACCCGTTTGCCCCCACCACGTCAGTCTTGATAACCAATCGCTGTGTCAGAACCCCATTGACTGCAACCGTCCCCGTGGTGGTGTACGTGGCCAAATTGACACCACACTTGTTGTTGCCCAACACGTGCCGACACGTCCGGTTGTATCGCCGTCCAATGGTTTGCTGAAGAAACCGGGCCACACCCTCCAGCGTTGCTTGCCACACCTCACCATCAAACCGGGCCGTGCTCATCCAATACTTTGACTTGTTGATTGGTCCTTCATGCGGGAACTTCCAATCAACAAGGAATTCGGTGAATTCGGCTTGACGATACTTTCCAGCCCGCAAGTCCTCGTGGGTCAACGCTTCATCGTCAAGAACGCCCGCCACGTCCACGTTTCTCGTTCGCAAGTTGGCCAACCGTTGCCGGGCCGAAGCCTGTACGCTGTTGAACGGGAAGAACACTGATCTGATTTGGGTCACGGCTTCAGATTGGGCAACCGGAACCGCTAATGCCGGGGCAATTCCAATCGAACCGACACCACCGCCAGATGCCGCCGTGGCGGAGTTGATGGTGTAGACGGTAGTGTGTCCTGCGAACCGAATTTGCTCACCAAGCTCGAACTTGGTTGTTGGGGACATTCCGCCCACGTTGATCGTGGTGGACCCCGAAGCGTGCCCACCAACGGTGGATACGCTGAACGGCCCACCGCCAACTTGTGTTTGCCCATCGTCAAACTGGAGGGGCATATCGTGATCGGTAAACCGGAACGTAACCCCATCCGTTCTACGCACCAACCAGCATGAAGCGAAGCGTTGCACGCCTTCAATCAACAACGCTTGAAGTGGGGTAGAGACGGTTTGCATATCACCAGTGATCCAACGGGCACCGTTGCGTCTTGACTTTGGCTTTCAATCGGACAAAGCAACGGCATATTCTACACCGAGACGCCAACCAAGGCCGCCGCCGGCTCATGTCCGCATGTTCGCAGTTATTGCACACCTTCAACCGGGCGTGTTCTTCATCGTGTGGTGTTCTGTTGATGGACAACACCACTTGAACCGCAGCAACCACGGCTTCACACCCGTTGCAAGACTTTGGGGTCATGCCGTTGCTCCGGTGGAATGAAGCCGAGTTGAAGGAGATCGAACACCGCGTGTTCATCGGGGGTGGGGACCAACCGCCCGCCCATAAACCACCGGGCCACGATTGACGGGTGTTCTCGAGCGATGCCCAACGGTTCTTGGTCCGCGTCGATACGAAGTCCGAACGTGAGCCCACGTCGATACAGGGCAATGTTGAACTCGGTTGGTCCAGTCAAATACACCAACCCGGCACCTCGGTTGATCGGATCAGTGACCCGAACATCCGGCAATCCCGCCCGTGGGGCGTACGGGGGCACAACCAACACCGCCGGTGCCGCCCGTACGAACGCCGTGGGGTCGTCCACGGTCACGAGGATATCGGTGTCCCGGGGAACGTCCACGCCACGCCGGAATGAGCCCACGTGGTCCACGTGCCATACCCGGGGATCGTCCCGAAGGACACGGGCAACGCGCTCGAATTCCGCAGCCCGGAGGTCACGAGCCGAACACGGTTGAGCCGGAACCCCGATACGTCTTCCTGGTGTAACTGGTCGAGTCAACTCCACTATCGTCTCCATCAAACCCGGTATCACCGCCCGACGATCCACCACCGGACCCATTGCCTCCAGCCGGTGAGGTCATCAAACACTCACGGCACGAATCCAGAATGGTAAACGCAGGCACCGCCGCTTCAGGGAACACACCAGACAAACGAATCCGGTACACAAACCAACACTTGAACGAAGGCCCCGAACCAATCACCACTTTGATGACTCGACCAACTGCCGGCTCCAACGCAGGATCGGCGGAATACACCACCTCCGCCGGTGCCGTGCAGTTGATGAGCATGTATCGTGCCATTGCCTGTGGACACAACGCAGGCAGCGATTTGATATCGCTTGTGCGTGGTTTCTGGTAAACCGTGGCGGGTGTGTTGAGTGTGCCCGTGGCAATACGCCACTTGCCAGCAATCGTGGTATTGCCCAAACACCACACCTTCGCCCAACCACCGACACCGAGTGAAGCAACCAACGTGCCGCCCGCACCATCCCTAATTGGCACGGCAAACGAGGATGAGGCGTCATTCACCACGTAGAACACGGGACCGCCCAACCGGCAAGTCAACGCCGAAGGCAGCTGGAGGATGGCTGAACCTGATGTTACTTGAACTCGCTGAACTCGTGGCATCCCAAACACGAGTTGCCTCGTGCCCGCCCCCATCGTTGCAAATTGAGCACCACCGTAGAATTGGCTCATAGCAACAACCACCGCTTCACGCCGGAACCGTCCATTGTCAAGATGGCCTCAATCCCTTGTCCGGGGGCCAACGTCACAAGGTACGTGGTTCCGTCCGAGTCGTAGATATCAAACGAATTCACGCCTGAAGCATCGTTGCACACGTACAGGTACGGTGCCCCCGGGGCCAACGCCGCCACGGACGGAAGAATCACTTTCAAGGAACCAACCGTTGCCTGAATGTTGACCACCCGACCAGCGCCAATGACGAGCTGCAAGTCAGCAGCAATTGCGTACTCACACGCCCCACCGTACGAATACTCGCCCCCGTCGCTCACGGACCCAAGATCCTTGATCTCAATAAGCGGAATGTCCTGCATTGACCCGTGGCCGAACTGGTCGATGTTCGCCCGGAACGCCTCATCAACTTCCATCCCAAACCGCACCGGAACATCAAATTGGAATCCAGCAGTCACCACAACCCCCACACCCGGTGCCGTGGTGAACGTCACAACGCCCGTGGTGATGTCCACGGTCCAACCGCTCGATTGGTTCACCCCGTTCAACGCCACCACCACGGTACCGGCCACGGGCTTACCAATGGTCCGAACGTGGGGGGAGGGACCCGCCGGGTTGTAGACTTTACGCAGTTGGAACGTTCGGCACGAACCGTCTCCACCCAAACCACTATCGGTGGTTCGCACTAGCGTTTGATCCACGTTTGTTGGTGCCGCCCCACCCAACTCCGTAGCAACGCCGGTTGCCGATGAAGTGCAATCAGTGAAGTCTTTGTAGCGGAAGCCGTAGAGAGGACCACGCCGAGCAAGGTAGAAATCACGAACCGCCGCCAACTGTGCATACGACTTCACCCCATACGCCACGTTGTAGCGCCGCCGGGCTTGTGCCCACCGTGCGATTCTGGTCTCGTCGCCACTGTCCGATTCGATGATCTTGGTTGAGAACCCCGGCCCACCGCTGGAGCCGTACGAGATATCGGTTGGAAATTGAACCTCATGGAACGTGGGCATGGTCAACCTCAAGACCGCCGGGTAGCCCGGGCAAGATCGTTCTGGATTGCAAGGGAAGATCGACGGAACGAATTGGCATCGGGCGTTGACACGTGCATGTTGTTGATGATGGTGGTGCTGCTACCACCCATCCGCTCCGATTCGGTTGCGCTAAACAGCTGCCCTGGCCGTCCTGGGAAGAACCGCTCGGGTCCATTCTCGCCAACCCAATAGGACGTGTTGCCGTCCAACATGCCGCCGGATGCCTTGCCACCACCGGCACCACCAAATCCAAACGCACCTTGAATGCCGGAACTCAAAGCACCAGCAATCGGGGCCAAGAACGCTTGTTGAACAACCATCCGCACCAACCCCTTGATGAGCGCTTCAACCGCCTCGAGGGCGTTCTTGCTGTTGAAGATGATGTCTTCGAGGAATTGGCTGACTTGTTGCCCCGCCGAATCTGCGATGTTCCGAAGCGTCTCGTAGGCCTTTGCCAATTTCTGATTGGCACGCAACTCGGCCTCGAGTTGTTGCATTGCACGTTCGGACACCGCCACACCGGCATCGGAAGCCGCTTTGCGTTTCTCATCAAGGGCACGTTGGACCTCGGCATCGTCACGGGACATGCCGATGTACTTGCGTTCGTTCCGGGCCGCCTCGGTCGTATCGTTCATCTCACGATCAAACCGCGCTTGGGCACGGAGGGCGATCTGCTGCCGCAACACACCAACCAGCTCGGCTTCGTTCTTGATGTTCTCTTTGAGCGCAATATCATGGGCCTTACGTGCAGCAATGTCTTGCTCACGCTGCAATGCGTTCTTGGCCATGTCCTCCGTCTCGTTGCGAACCTCATCAATCATCCGCTGAATGCCGTTGGTTAGCCGGCGGATTTCTTCGGCCTTGTCTTTGTACTTGCCGGTTGCATCGTCATTGGCCTTGTTGCCGTCCTCAACCGCCTTCGTCACGGCTTGTTGAACGTTGAACAAGCCTTGTAGTTTGCCAGTAAGACTGTCAACCATGCCGACCAACGCAGTCACACCACCATTCTCGCCGGTGGTGAAGTCGAAGAACGATTGGCCCTTGCGTTCCTTGGACCCAAAGTCTTTCTCAATGCCCAACATGGTTGAGTCGTACACGGCCTGGTTGTTAGCCAATGACTGTGCGAGGTTCGCATCCAGTTGTGCAAATTGGGAGGCCAGTTCCGGGTTCTCGGCTTTCATCCGAGCCCGTTCCTTGTTGATGTAGCCGTACAGCTTACTTGCACCAAGATCGGCTTTCAACCCCACCCATTCGCCCGCCTGTTCCAACCACACCAGACCCGCCGCGATGGTGTCAACCGCACCCAACCACAAGTCTTTGAGCATATGAATGAAACCAGTCCATCCGTTGCTCAAACCGGTAATCACGTAATCCCAAGCAAACTTCAAGCGTGAGAACAAATCACTTACGAACTTGATAGCGGTTGCCGCTGATTCTTGAACAATGCGGAACTCGTCAAAGAAATAGCGACCCAACTCAAAGGCCGCCACCGCCGCCATGAGCACGCCCAACGTCACCAACACGGGGGCCAACGACTTTGCCCACACAATCGCTGCCTGTGCCGCCGCCCCCATGCCCTGAACGATGGTCACGAGGAACGCCGCAAACTTCAACGCCAAGATGACACCAAGCACGGTGCCCACAACCTTGAGTGCCGTGGCCAACAACTCCGCCGCACCACTGGTTTCTTCAAACTTGGTATCGAACCCTGCCAAGATTCGGATGGTGTCTGCCACCACCTCACCAACCGCCGTGATGCTGTCCACCAACCCCGTTGTGATGCCCGGGACGTTGAACGTATCTTTGAGGGCATCGGCAATGACACGCAAGGCCTTGTCCCCCGCGTCCATCACGTCACCCCACATACCGGAATTCGTCTCATCAAGGGCTTTGGCTGCACCGGCGTACTTGTCTTTCAAGCCTTTCAAGATGATCTCTGTGGCCGTGTCCGCATCAATCAAACCCTGTTCCACTGCTTTCTGTGCTTCATCAAGAGAGATGCCGATTGCATCCGCGAGCATCTGGAACACCGGGATGTTCGCCGCCGCCAATGTCTTGATTGATGCCCCCGCCAAATCACCCCGGGCCTTCATCACGGCCAGCGCCCGGCTGATGGATTGGATGCCGCCTTCACCGGTGCCCAACGCCGCCGCCGCATCCGCCGCCGTCACGAGAATATCGTGAACGTCCTCCGCCGCCGTGCCCATGCCCAACAACGCTTTGGCCGATGCCTCGAATTGGTCACGGCCAAACGGGGTGTCTTCGGACATCTTCTGGAGGTCCTCCATCATCCGCTGGGCTTTCTCCATATCGCCCAACAGATAACGCAAGGACACACGACTGTCTTCCCATTTGTTTGATTCGCCGAAGGCACGCATGGCCAACGCCGTTGCACCAATTGCAGCGGCCAACTTGGCAAACATAGCCATCAACGATCCGGCAGCGCTTTCGGCCTTGCTAGCAGATTTCTCCATCCCGTCGAGGTCACGCCCCGCCGTACGGACTTCACTGCTATTGATTCGCAGATTGAGTTCTGCTAGGTCGGCCATACGCTGCCTTCAATCGGATTGCATCAAGTTGTTTGATGATGCGAACTTCCAACCGGTCCAATCGGGCACGGTTCAATTGACACCAACACCAGATATCGGAGAATGATATGGGGGCCGGACCCATACCACCAGATCCCCGGGCCATGTCCAATTCAAGAAAGACACCCCACACCCACTCCAACTCGGGTGGTGGTGTCAGTTTGCCGGTGAACGATTCAACCGGAACACCCTGCGCTTTAGCCACGTGCTCAAAGTGCTGCAAACGAGACACGCCGGCTTGATCGGGCTTCGTCAAATCGAACATGCGAGTTGCGTATTCCAGCAACTCTTCAATCACTTTCCCAGGAAGTTCGCCCGGTCAGCGATGAACGTATCAACTTGCTCACGAATCCACGGGAAGTCCGTGTAAAGTTGCGTGAACGCCTGGGGCGTATTGGCGACGGGCTGCCCACGCAACACCAGATTACGGACCTCCTTGGTTGCCGCCACAAGGAGCTCAATCGCATCAACGTTGAGGCTGTTGGCATCAATGCGAGGCCGCCGCCCAACCGCCAACGCCCCATCAATTCGCCGTTGGCTGATCTCACGTTCCTTGGCAGCAACCACCGTTGAGTCCTTGCCACGAAGCAAGAGACCCATCGGTTGCCCGTCACCGTTGTTCAGTTTGAGGCCGGTGCCCGGGTGGGTGAGATGCAAGAACGCACCTTGTTCTGACAACGAGACCGTAGTCAGTGCTTCAAGGTCAGTAACAGTGGTTGCAGTCGGTTGGGGGGTACCAGACATCGGGTTTGTCCTTCACGGGGTGTACCGGTTGGGTCACGATCCAACCGATTAGTTGCTACGTTGCCAAGACAAAGACGGCATGGGCTGCCCGTTGACCACGGACGTAAGCGCCCGGAACGGCAGCTGCAGAATGCACGGGCCTTCATTGGGCGGGTTGATCTCACCGCCCGTGAACGTGATGAGGGGCATGTTGATCGAATGGAACGAGGTGCCGTCTTGATCCAGAAGACGGAGGTAGAGGCCCGCACGGTTCTCGTTGAGGAAGTCGTTGATATCCGTGAGCCCATTGAACATCATTGAGAGTGTGCCGGTCACGTCCGCCGTCCCCTCAAACACGTCCGGGCTGGTGGTGCCACCAACAACGGCTTGCAGCTTCCGCCCGTTGTCAATGTTGAGATCAATGCCCGTAGCCACGGCAACTTGCGTGCTGCCACGAACCACGGAACCAGAGAACGCCGTGAAGGGTGAGGTGTCGGCCAGCGGAGTGAGCGCCGAAGCCGTGATGGACGAGGCCGCCACCGCCGCACCGGACATGCCCAACAATCCGAACTCACCCTGCACCAACTGATCCGGTTGGATTGACAGCTTCATGGAATTGAGCGCCACACCCCGGAACGGTTGGAACCGGCTCACGTCCACGAACTGCCGCTCAATGGTCCACGTTCGCAATGCGGTACCGATCTGCACACGCCGACCAACAAGGCCGAGCGTTCGGCCAGCGGCAGACGCCTCCGTAACCATTGCGGGGCCGGAAGTCACGTCAACCGTCAGCACGGTTGCCGTCACGCCGATAACACGCCGGGCCGTGGTGTTGTTGCCCGCGTTCGTGAACCCGGTGCCCGCCACCCAATCACCCACCCGGTACCCATCTGTGATGAACGAACCCGAGGCCCTGGTGTACGTGCCGGACACGTCAGCCGCGATGTTGATGCCGGAAAGATTGATTTGAGTCCACGTACCAGCAAGCACGGACTCGATTTGGTCATCGTAGTCCTGCATGGCCAACTCAAACGGAATGGTGCCCTCAACCGACCGGAAGCCGTGGCGGGCTTCCCTGATCTGTCGATCCGAGCGAACCTCGTTTGAGGTCTGCACGGTCTTCTTCAAGTTGAGGTTGGTGCCTGTGCAGCGAAAGATCTTGAGTGTCGGTGAAGCCGGGGTGGTGCCCCGCGTGGTCTCATTGATGTACCCCAAGAGAACCCGTGAACCTGAAGCAATTTGAGACATGGCTTACACTCCGTTGGTTGTCCACCACGCCCGAAGTCGAAGGGTCACGGGCTGCATCCACCACACTTGCGTTTGATCCTTGATCGGGCTGCCGGGCTCACACCGATCAATCCACGCTGACACTTTACTCTCTTCGTCCACAACTGACGAGGAGGGTTGGAACTGGTCAACAATCATACCAACCAGTTCTCCCAACGTCTCCGTTCCCTTGCCCACGGGGACAAACAAGTCGTATTGAATCAACACGATCACTTCGATCTGCGAGAACGACACCCGGCGTTCTTGAACTGGGAACAAAGTTTCTCGGCACCAAACCTCGTTCTTTGGCGGGTCAAACGTCCGGTTCTCCCATGCCCGCGCTTCTTTCTTTGGGAACGGTGGATCAAGCAAGGCCAACTTGGCCCTGCACGCACGCCGCAATGTCTCGTAATTGAACGCCATTACTTGACACCATCATCAACCGCTTTGACCGCTTTATCAAACGATGCCACAAGTTGTGCATACGCCACTTTGAGAACACCCGTGGGGGCCTGTTTGCTCCACCCGTTCTCCAACCGCAAAGCATACGGCAGGTTGTTGGAGATAATCACGTCAACGCCGAATTTGGCTTGTCCAATCAACGCCAACTTCTGTGGGTCCGGCGCTGATGAACCAACACTGGTACCTTGGAACATGCCGCCGGTGTCCGTGGTTTGCGTGTTGGTCACGCCCAATCCAATTTGCCAGTTGTTGCGGAACCGTCCGGTGTCCACGGGGCTCAGCGCGAGCACGCCGTCGTAGGCGTCAAACGCCAATTTGCGTACAACAAGGTCCGGCTTGATCTTGGTCTTCTTCACGAACTTGGAGATGTTGGCCGAGAACGTGCCCATGTCAAGCCCGCAGTTGAAGTGTGAACGCCGCCACCGAATCACCGGACTTCACCAACCCAACACTGATGATCCGATACGTCTTGCCGTCAATGATGATTGTGTCAGTCGTGGAATCAATGGTTCCGCCCGGGGCATCCAAGCGAGCCACAATGACTTTGAGATCATCACCGAGCACGGTGGTTCCGTTGACTTCGTTGCGGGTGAATTTGGCCGGGGGCGAGGCCTTGAGCGTGTACGTAGTGGTGGCTGACGTGAGATCCTTGCCACTCAGCTCATCATACGTGGACAGTGTGCGGACCAGTTGCAAATTGGCACCAAGAACGCCGGTGAGCGTCTTGGCCAAATTCGCCATTGGTCCATCCAACAACGCCACGGGTCACGCCCTCCGAACCGGGATGTTGCCGCCACGGGTGTTTGCCGCCCCAACGATGGTGCCATACGGGGCAATGGACACCGCGATAGCCGGCGGAATCAACCGTGGCAAGTCGGTCTTGTCCACCGTCACAGACAGGTCACCAAGGCTGGCTGAAGCAATGGCTTGCCCAACAAGACCTGGTTCTTGCGTTCGATTCCGCTTGATGAGCTCCAACGCCAGATCGGCACAAATCCGCTTGATGAACGGGGGCACCACGTCCGGGCTCACCGTTTGTTCATTGCTGAAGTCTTCAATGCCGATCCGGGGCCACGGCAACGATTGCGAAGTCGTAGTAGGTGCCCCATGCCACTCAACGGCCTCACTCAAGATACGTGTGGACCACCGCAACGCAACCTCTTTCGTTGGCGTTGTTGCCGAGGTCCACTCGTCCACGAACAAGCGGTCTTCCGCGAAGTACGTATCGGCTTCTGTTCTAGTCAAGAACGAGTTGGCAGTGGCCGATTTGGGTGTGGCATCGAGGAGTGGCATGGGGTCACCTAACTACGACTCGTGAAGGACCCAAATTGAATCAGCCGTTCTGGCCGTCACCGTCCAGATCAGGCTTGGTGCGTTGCTTACGCCGGGGGGTGGTCGTGGTGGGGGCCGCATCCGGGGCCTCAACCCGCTCGTGCAGATCGGGGTTGAAGTCGGACTCGTTGATCGTCATCTCAACGCCGTCCTCGTTCTTCACCTTGATGGTGGGCACGGTTTGCACCGGGCCAAGAGTGGCTTTGTTGATGTACGAGTTCTGATCGAGTTGCGGAGGCAGGTAATTGGGTTGAGACATCGGTCATCCTTTCACGTGAGAAACACCACGCACGCTGCGTGGTTACTTGGGAGTCGTAATCGTACCCGCTTTGATCTTGGACACCACTTCACGCACAACGCCGTTCTTGTCACGTGCCGCTTTCTCAATGGAATGCTTCACCGCCGACTTGGTGCTCGGGTCCAGATCGTCCACGCCACGCACAACGTGAGTGAACGCTTCAGACAAAGAACCGGTGGTCGCCTTCAAGTCGGCAACCCGCTTGCCGTTCTTCCAAGCGAGGAACAACCACGCACCGCCAGCAACCAAGACCAACGCCACGGCAACGCCCCACACCATCGGGTACCGGTCCACCGTCACACCCACGCCGATCATGCCCAACGAACATGCTGCAATGGTGAGTGACGTACCAACCCGCTTGGTGATGATGAAGAACGCAACCGCCACCACCAACCCGGCAGCACCGAGCAGGTGGTAGATATTCAACCCGGGAACGCCTGACAATTTGCCGGAGTAGTCAAATCCACCACCGGAACCCCCGCCCCCACCCCCGCCCTTATCCTCCCCACCAAGCGCCGTTCGTGGCGCTTCAGACTTGAAGTTCTGGGCCACCTGGTCACTGGACGTGCTCAAACCCGCCGTGGTGGCTTCAGCTTTCTCTTGGTACTTGGTGCCTCCCGTTGAACCACCGCCCTTCTCGATGATCTCCATAGTCACGGGTTTATCAGCACCGACAATGAGCCGGTTGCCGTTCACCTCAATGAGTTGGTGTTCAGGCCCCAACACCCCGCCGGTGCCCCGTGGATTGATCGTGGTGCGCTCCGGTGCCGTGGAGGGTGCCCCGGGCGGGGTTTGGTCAACGAACGCCGCCGGGGGGACGGGCTGGGCGTTATCGAAGCCCCTCCTTGGGATTGCCACCCCGAGAGTCAGGCCCAACAGGAACCCCGCCACCACCAGCGCCGCCGCCGTCGCCACCTTCGCCCTGTCCATTGGATTGCTCCTTGACTTGTGCAGCACCACCAATCCGAATCACGGTACGCTTCTCGTTGGTGGTGGTCTCCGGCTGGGTAATCCGCTCAACCGCCGCCTTGGACGTGGCCGGGGTAAAGTCAGTGCGTGCCGAACCGGCACACCCACCCAAGACAACCAACACAAACGCAAGTGCAAACATGATGAATCGCATGGGACTGCTCCTTCACGAGGTCATTGTATACCTACGGTTGTTTGTACTTGAACGAGGGATTCTGCAACGTCTCAAGGCGGGTCACACGCTCCCGCATACCGTCCAATTTGTCCAGTTGTGTTTGTTGTTTGTCGTTGGCCAGTTCAATCGGTGCCCGCACCGCGTACGCTAACACTCCACCAATCAAACCAGTTGCAGTAATAGCAACACCAAGAATAGCCACCATCAAAGGCCAGTTCGGTTTAGCTGCTGCCGCCTGTTGTTGTGCCAACGCCCGCAGTTCCAGCCGGAACGCATCACGATCTTCCTTGAACATAGTCTGTAATGCAGCTACGTTCTGGTTGACCTGCCGAACCTCGGCTTGAACAGTTACAGTCGACGTGGCCAAAGATTTGACTGTATCGACCACGTCCCGCAGTTCACCACGGAGGACAGTCATATCAGTAGCCAACATTTCTACTTTGGTGTCGCTGTCCACGTAGGGCCTTTCGCTCAACCAATGCGGAGTTCAACAAACACGTTGGCCGGAGAACCGGCAAGGACGGAAGATTGGGTCAACAGGAAGTTGACGAATTGTTGAGCCGTGCTGATCGGCACCACGGACCCGGGCACGTGGACCAACAACCGCGTGGCGTTGAGCCGTGCCGTGTAAACCTCATCCGTCTCGTCCTGACCTTTGGCCGGGGGTCCATCCAACAAGACCAGTTGGGGTTCGGCGTTGTCTCCGGGCGGGGTGACTTTGCCAACAAAGATGCTGGTGCTCATGGTTCACCTCAACTCATCAAAGATGCGGGTGTAAGCGATACGGTCAACGTCAAATTGCCGATCCAAAGTTCCTGCCAACTTGCTGATCTGGAATCCAACACCACCGGCGTTGGTCGAGAGGTTTGTGGCCGCAATGGTTGCCGCCAACGTGTCATCCACGTAGAACTCAACGTTGCCGTTGCCGAATGTCACGTCTTCCCGGTAATCGTATTGGATTCGGAGCCGGTGCCACGTGTTCGCCACAACCGCCACCGTGCCGTTGGTCAACGCAGCGGCTGACCCCGCATTGACCCCGCACCGCCAGTTGGCATTGTTGTTGTCATGGACAAAGAAGAACGTGTGCGTTGGGTTGGTCACGGCACCAAAGCCCGTTGGTGTGCCAACCCCGATCAAGGCAGCAAACTGGTCTGTTCCATCCGCAAGTGTCGGAACACGCACACGGGCTTCGAAGATGAAGCCATAATCGTTTCTGATGTTGCCCACGTTCGGGGCCGCAGCGGCATAGCCATTTGTGGCCGTCCCGGTTGACACCCGAATGATGCCGTTGGTAGACGCTTCAATTCTTCCAGCCAACGAGCCGCCGTTGCCGGATTGTGTCCAGAATTGAGTGGGCAACACGCTACCGCTGTGGTTGCCCTGCATGAAATCTTCGTACCACGTTGCAGTGATCCGTGGATCAAGCAACAACGAACGTTCCATCTCCGATGCACGCCACCGACTAGCCACCGCGTCATAGATGAGAACAACGGACGCTTCAGGTGCCAACGGAACGTAGATGGGAATTGCGTTGATGAGTCTGTTTGCCGCAGTTGCAGCCGTGACTTGATGCCCAAGCATGATGATTCGGTTGCTGGCGCTGGCGTTGTAAACCCGCAACACACGCCCCGCCCGCCCACCAACGATACCTTGAATCACCCTGGCGTTGGCATTTGCAGACACACGAACAACTGTGGTGTATTCACTGATAGTCAACGTGCCATTGGCATTGAGGAACAACGCCTCAACCTGGTCAATCGGTTGAACCGACACGGACGTACCACCCGAGCCGAGACGAAGAAATCCGCCGGACGTACCCGCCGCTGACAAGTCCGCATTGGCCGCACCTCGGGCCAACGGTAGAACCCCGGTCACGGCAACAGTTGGGTTGCCAGACACACCGTCTCCATTAGTGACAGTGATATTGGCACCGTTGGAGATGGTCCGCTTCGCAGTCGTCTGTGTGCCAGTTTGTGTGATGAACCCACCCGTGCCCGCACCATCGTAGGCGTCGATGGTTCGCAGGAACGGCCTCAATTGAGAATTGCCAACCGTACCAGTCAGTTCGTTGAGGTTGATTTGTCGCCACACAACGCCATTGGCATTGGCATTGTTCGTTCCAAGATAGAACCCATTGCTGGCACCGGCTGGCAAGCGAACGTTGTTCGTGCCGTTGTGAACAACAAGATCACCCTTGGTTGTCAACGGGCTCAAAGCATTGAAGCCGGCTTGTGGGGTGCTTGCACCCGTTCCACCCCACGTAATGCCAACGGGCGTTCCCTTCCACACGCCAGTTGTAATTTCTCCGTTGTTCAACACCAATGCGTACACGGCACCAGTTTGCAGTGTAATCGACTGGCTATCCGTCGTAGCAATATGCAGTGGAACCTTGTTTGCCACCAGATACACAGTTGACGGCAAGTCAAATGAACCCAACCCCGGGGCATTGTTCGAGGTGTAGTACAACATGCCGGAATACAAAGTATCCGTGGTGATATCGTTCGCTAACAGAAACACCGCTGACGAATCAGGATGAGTGGACGAATTCTGAAGAACCGAATAAATCGGCCCGTCTTCACTAAACCCGGCATCAATCAACACGGGGGACGCAATACCAGTAGACGATGCGTCGGCCACAAACAACTTATTTGCCACGGGGTCAACCAACGATGGATTCTGATTGAAGACCAACACGCCGGTTCCAGTTTCATCAGACACCACGCCCCGCAATTGAGCTGACGTTGTGGCCGCAAACACACCGAGGTTGTTGGACGTGTAAGCGACCGTGCCGCCCGTGCCCATGTTGATCGTGGAACCATCGGTGCCCGTAAACACCAGCGTGTTGTTGATCGCTGCCGCTTTACCGGTTGCCACCGAGAACGAACCGCCACCACCCAACGTGATGTTGCCGGTGAGGGTCACAACACGGTTGGCATCACCCGTATTGACGGTCAGTGTTCGATTTGCCGTGAGCGTGGTGGACAACACCACCTGCATATTGAAGTTGCCGGTAGTATCTTTGATGTTGAGTCCGGCATTACCAACGTAGACCTTGGTGCTAATAACACCGGTCAATCCATCAAGCACGGAATTTGTAGTGAGCGTGCTGCCCACCATGAGCAAATTGGTGCCCACGGTGATCTCATTGCACACGCCCGCACCTGCTCCACTTCGTCCAAGCAACACACCGCCGGAGTTCGTGTAAAGCAAAGAACTTGTGATCCGTGCCCAACCAATGTTGGCTTGACCCGGAGCAAATGCACTGACAAACGGAACCTGATTGGTTTGTGTCGGATCGGACGGGAAGCGAATGGTGAAGAAATTGGAGGGGTGGTCGCCAGCGCTGAAATTCACGCCACCACTATTGTTGGCGTTGTTCAAGTACAACGCACCTGCCCAACCCAACACAATCGTACCACCGGAACTTGAATTGCCAACGAACAGTTCACAGTAACCCGAACCATCCATTGTGGTTGACAAACCTACGTCCACGGAGTCACGAATCACGAACCCGCCATAGATATCAAGTCGCGTTACGGCTTCATCACCAGCGAGCCCGATTGTCTGCACAATTGCACTACCATCAGCCCCCGCGAAGATGAACGATCCGGTTGCACCACCGGACGGCCCTTGAGGCCCCGGTGCCGCCACGGCAACAACGTTGTTGGTTTCTTGCACAACAACCGTCTGCACCGTCTTGTTCACCGTGACTTGTGACATTCAATCTCACTTGGTGACTTCCGGGCTCACAATGCAACGCCCCTCAATGAGCCGTGTAACGATGCCCCCCGAGGACACCACCTCGAGATCGTACACGTATTGCCCCGGGACCAAACCCGCCGTGGTTGCAGCGTCAATGGTGATGGTCACGGTTCCCGCCACACCACCCAAGACCAACCCCGCCGCCGGGGTGCTGGTCAACGAGAACAAAGGTGGGTTGGGCGAGTCGTATTTGGCCCTTGCCTGCATCCGTGCCGTGTAACCAGTCAAATCAATCGGGGTGCCGTTGGGGTTCTTCCACGTCACAACGAGGGAGAACGTTGCCCCTTGGTCCACGGTGATGTTGTGGTTCTGTGCCATGAACACACACCCAAACTATTAGGCTTGGGTGTGTGGAGGAGAGGTCATGTTGTCTTGGTGAGTGCCTATTAGGCAATCACACGGCACGCCAGTTCGGGCCGGACAAGGGCCGCACCATAGAGGATATCGTAAGCGAAGCGCAACCGCTTGTGCTCACGAGTCACCTCAAGACGCAGCGCCAGACCAGTCACCGGGTCCACCACCTGTTCCACCATCGACCCGAGGCCCGACACGTCGATCTGTTGGGCCAGCGGACGGGAAGCGAAGGCGATAGCGTCACGGTGGAACGCCAGATTGACCGTGTGGGAGGCAACGCGGGTGATAGCCACGTTGTCAGCAACCGCCACCTGAAGGCCCGGAGAGATGGTAATGTTGCCAGTACCACCCGCATACGCCGTGGTCACGGTGTACGTCTGCGTGTGGCCAGCGAACGTGATGAGGTCGCCAACCACGAACGTGCCCGTGCCCGTTTTCACGGGAATCGTGGTGGAGCCCGCCGCCACACCGGCACCGTTGTTGGTGAGGTAGCCAGAACCCGTGCCCGCCGTGTGGAAACGCACGTTCTGGTTCATAAAGAAGTCGAAGCCGAACTTGGTGCCGATCTGACCGCGAGTAATCACGTTGTCATTGCCCGCGTTGAAGTAGTCACGGAACG